ACTATAAGTATATCCCCAACTATTGTTTGTAATAGTTGGATTTCTTCTACCTGTTTCTGGATTAATTGGTTTATTTTTATGAAAAGCTCGTATATAATCAAATAATAAAATTGACCAAGAAGTTCCACCATCAGGGGATGTTGGGTAATTAAAATCTATATTATAGATATTAGCATCTCTTGCCCACCCTTGAGTATTTCCAGCAACAGTACCAGCTACGTGAGTTCCATGACTTCCTGAATGAATATACGAATATCCTGTTGTTGCTGTTATTCCAACATATGAAGAATAATCAACAAACCAATCAATCTGTTTTACTCTACTTCCACCAGTTCCATTTTCATTTACTGCAAATTCTGGATGATCTGGATTTATATGTTCATCTACAATTACAACATCAACATTTTTTCCAGAACTAGTTGTTTTAATCGTTGTACTGACAGAATTAGTTTGAGGACTTGATATACTTGAAGATCCACTTCTACCCCAATTAATTGGTTCCGAACCATTAATTACTCTGTATAATCCCCAATTCTTATCTGCATTTGTCCAAAATTGATTTCCACCAACAACATCAAATAGTTCTTTTTTAAAATTAGCAGTTTGCGTCCAAAATGGTGTTGCCTCAATCCCCCGTTCTTCTGGGGGAAGTTCTACAGCAATTATTCTAGAATCATTTTGTAATTTTTGTGCCTCCTCATCATTCAGTAAGTAATGAGTGTTTCTACTAATATCTCGTCGCAACAAACACTCAACTTCTCTATCTGGAATATAATCTGTACCTCCAGGAGTTTCCATATCATCATAGAAACTCTCAAGATCATCGAAATTATTTACCGTTACAATGTACTCTTTTTCCATATCAGAGTTCTAATTGTAGAATATTTAATGTAACATCAACAACGCCAGTGCTGCCAGAAATATTTTTAACTTTCATATAAATGAGTGAAGATGGAGTAGTATCATTATTAAAACCTAGTGTTCCTGGAGTCAATAAAATAGTTTGCGCTCCAGTTGTAATAATTTCTGCTATTACACCAGAGCCAGGAGTTGGGTCTGTTGTTTCTAATCTAGATACATCTGCAGTCCTAGATGTTTGATCAGTATAAATTGTCACCCAAGCAGCACGATTTGTAGTTATTTTCATGAGTAGATATGACTTAAATCCAACAACATCAATATTTCCAGAAGCATTATTTGCCAAAGATGAAGATGTTGCTTGGATCGAAGTTCTCGATGGGGATAATGTGCTGGGAGTATTTAAAATATCACTGTAGTTTAATTTTGAATTTACAAATGTGGTTCCATTATATCTAATTGTTTGTCCTGTAGATGGAGATGATACTGCTACATCTGTCAATCCATCTAAATTTTGAGCACCGATAAGACTTTCTAAGTCTGGTTTATTTGTCAAATCATTATAATTTCCACTAGTTGCTACAGTTGCAAATGCTGGTTTATTAGATAAATCAACATAACTACCAGAGAACAAAGTAGGTTTGTTTAATAAATCATTATAATTTCCACTTAATCCAACAGCAGAGATGGATGGTTTATTAGATAAATCGTTATATTCTCCAGTTGTAGCTACAGTAGAATATGATGGTTTATTAGTCAGATCTGCATAATTACCAGAAAATAAATTTGGTTTGTTTAAAATCTGGGTAATACCAGAAGATGAATTCCAATCAACATTCACTTGAGGAGTTGGAATTGTGGGTAAATTTGATAAATCATTATAACTCAATTTGGAATTTATAAATTTAGTTCCATTTGATCTCAATACATGAGTATTCGTAGTACCACTAATTTCAACGGACAATTCCGATCCATCACCTAAGGCATTATATAGTTCAGTTAATGTACTATTTACTTTTTGTGCTCCTGATCGAATAGTATCACCAGTACCATCATTTGCCTGAGATCCAACACTTATAAGTTGTTTTGTCATTTTTTTAGTGTTCCTACGTGTTTATTTATATCTATTGCTGGTCAAATGTTACTGCATTCGTATCCCACTTAACCTCAGTATCATCAAATTTGAAACCAAATTCTGGTGGAACATTAGGTACTGAAGTATCAATTTCAATTATAGGATAAGAATACCCAGATCCTCCATCAATAACTTGAACTCCAGAAATACCAACAAGTGCTTTTGCTTGAGCATCAAAGCCTGTAGATGAGTTGAATGATATATTTGGTCTAGAAGTATATCCAGATCCACCAGATGTCAGTTGTACAGAAGTTACTCTTCCAGTTATTACAGATACTAAAGCCTCTGCATTTCTCCCGAGAACAGATCCAAGATAATCAAATGTAATTAATGAATTAGATGACTCAATAATAGCAACTTCTCTCTCTTCTGTTTCCCCCTCAATTACTAATCTATCGGTAACTTCAATTGGAGGAACAACTTCAGATGCAATAACATCAACATCGGATCCAATGTAAGAGAATGCAACAAAAGTTGATCCTGCTCTTGGAACTTCTGCAAAAATAATTCTAGATCCAACAAGTTGATATGCAACTCCTGGTTCTTGAATAACACCATTTAATGAAATAATAATATTATTTTCGGGTTTAATAGTAGTTGAAGAAACGCCTTCTGTAATGGTAAGAGAATAGAAAGAATCATTCAATTTTAGATTAAATGTAGATCTCAATGAATCAAATTGGAAACTAATATCATCTAATTGACGAAGCTTACCAAGATATACAGCATGGAAAGAAGATCCCAACGATGGTGCCTCACTAAATTGAATAGTATCATTAAATACATTAAATGATATATCTGGAGGTTGTAAAATTCCATTAACAAATACCAGTAAGTAGCCTTCAATATCTGGTGCATAAAATTCACCATTATTTCGTGTTATTCTAAAAGTATCTTGAACGCCATTAAATCCAACAAAACTTCGTTTAATTCTTCCTTCAATTTTAACTACATTTATAATTCCCGCTTTAAAATTTGATGATGAGATCAATTGGGAATATGGAGATATTGTTCCGACTACATTAGTTAAATAATATCTATATCCAATTCCACTAGGAACAATCTTTTCAATAGATGCATAAGCAAAACTATTATTAGATGCAAATAACTGAACTGTACCTGTTCCTAGTGGGAAAGGATTGTTCTCTTCAAATACACTAACCGTGTCTCCAACATTGAATGTACCTTGAGGATTTACGATCCAGAGATCAACTTCTAAATCGCCAGAAACAACCTCAACATTTACAATTGTTGCAGATTTTACTCCTGGAATTAATCCATCAGCATCTTGCAAAAGATCGCCTACTAAAAATTGTCTTCCAAAGGTAGTGTCTGCATAAGATACTCTCAATTTAGTTATAGTTGTTGTTTTTATGACACTATTAAGATCAGGAACAGTTCCCTCAGCATCAATAACATCAATATAATAACTACTAATGGAAGAATATACTTTTCTCGTTTCCTTAAATTGACCAATCAATCCTTCGGTATCTAGAGTTAATTTTGAATTTGTTGTTGATATAATAGGCGCATTATTATAATAATAATTTAGTACAGTAAATTCTGCATCAGAAAACAATCCATAAACAAATACATTTGATTCCCAAGAACCGATTACATATTTTAATTGCAGTCTATTTCCAATAGAAGTTATCGTCGCCGTATAACCATTATCATCGATTAATATGTTTCCTACTGCAAATGTCCCTGAAGTAATTTGTACATCTAAATCAGTATAATATTCAGACTCTTCTGTAGATATAATTGCAGCAACTTTTGTTCCTTGACCTTGTACTTGTATTGAAGTGTTATTTGTAAATGTTAGATTGGGATCATCATAAACAATTCTAAATTTAGTATATAGATCGGAAATAGTTCCTCTATTATAAGTAATAGATTCAATTTCAGCATAATTATTTGAACTAGAACCGTATATATAGTCTCCAATATTTGCTTCGCCAGATACAGGAGTATATGAACTTCTTGTTGGATATGAAATTGTTGGAATATCAATTAATGTATAACCAACAATTTGATTAATATTAATATATTCTGAATTATTTAATGTACCAAGAAGTATATTCATTCTCTCATCTATAAATTCCTCAATAGTTGTTAACTGGGTTCCCGTAATAGAAATATCACCGTCAGTATATGCATATTGACCAGCAGCTGGTGAAGGAACAACTAAAGTCTCCGCAATCGCAGATTTAATAAATGTTGTAACTTGATTATAAGCATAGATACTCTGAATTAATTCACCATCAAGTGATGTGATAGTTCCTGTTATTGCATCGATATATGTCAATGTAGCATCAACGATTCCTTTATTTCCACCTGTCAATAAATCATAAACAATAGCATCAATAATGTAATCAATATCTCTTAGACATTTTGCATTTCCGCCAGGAACACTAAATCCAGGAAAATTAATTAAAGTTTTCTGAACGGTTTCATTTTTAATATATGATTTATTAAATAGCAATAACTTAGCAGCGTCTCGGTAAAGCTGAGTAGTATTATCTTCACTTTGTCTAATAGCATGATTCATATTCCCATTTGTAACTGCTGTAGTTAAGATTGAGAATAATGTATTAATTGAACTTCTAACATCTGCACAAGAACTTGCACTTGTGTTTGATCCAGTAGCAGGGTCTGCAGTAATTGTTAGATCTTTAACTTGATTCCTTATTGTATATCCTCCCAAGTTAACTGTTACATTAGTAACAATTTCATTTGCAATATTCTTTGCTTCATTAAATGCATAGTTCGGCGGTGTGCCTTCACCACCTAAGTAACTATTAAATGTATAAATTTCTGAATTATCCCAGGTACGAGCATTTCCTCCATTCCTTAGATCATAAATGATTCCATCTAATATTATGACAATATCATCCTTACAGTCTTGATTTCCATTTGGAAAAGTAAATCCGGGATAGAATGTCTGCATTCTACCAACTGCAACATCTGCAATTAAGTATTTGTTAGAGTTAATCAAATTAGATGCATCATAATATCTTGAGTATTTTTCATTTCTTTCTGGAATTAAAATACCTACAGCAAGATTAAATAACGTATCAATTGCCTGCTTTACTCTCTCACAATTTCCTCCATATGTGCCATCATCAGGAGTGATGGTATTATCCGTTGTTCTTACAGCAGTAGATTCAAATTCACCAGTTAGTGGTGTATAAGATGTATTGGTTGTACCATTAATAATCCAATTATCAATAGCATATTGGCATAAAATATTTACTCTTTCAAATGCAATAGCAGTAGGTAAAATTTCATCTTTTACATGAGTTATATTTCCACCTTCTTCTACAACATAATATTTCATAGCATCAATTATATTTACATTTCCGCCCGTTAATAGATCACTAATAATTGCAGGTAAAATAAAGTCTTCAATATCTCTTTCACATCTTTCTGAACTCCCAGTTGGATAAGTAAAAGCATTATTTTGAACTCCATTTAGAGTAAATCTTGCCCACTGTTCTATGTATCCTGTAGATTCTTGTGCAATAAACTTTTTATTAAACCAAATGCGATCAGCAGCATCCCTAAATACTTGCCCAGTAGGAGCAAGTATATCGTTTACAAGATTCCAAAGAGTATCAATCGCAGATTTAACATTTGCACAAACTGGTGAAGAAGTATCAGCAGTTATGTTTATTGGTAAATATGGTATCTTATTAGTATATGTTGGAGTAGTACTTAATGTTCCATCAACTGCATTTTGACAAAGAACACTCATTTCTTTATGAGCAAATAAACTTTGTAAAAGTTGCAATCTAATAAATTTAACAACACCGTTTCCATCTAAGTAAACTCTTGCAGCTCCAGTTGTATTATAAGTACCGCCGTATTCAAGATCAGTAGCTACAGCATCAAGTAATAAAGATAGATCTAATTTACAACGATTAGTTCCATCAAGTGAAGTTGAATCATCTCCAGGAATTAATAAATCTGTATATCTTGCCTTCATTCTTCCAACGGCTTCGTCAATAATATATGTTTGATTTTGTCTAATTAAATTAGCAGCATCCCTAAAGCGATGTTGTGTTGATGCATCAATAAATGGAGCAATAATATACTTGTTAGTAGTATTGACCTGTCTAGTAATTATTGGTACCTCAATGTATTGAGATACTTTAGCACTTATCGCACCCGAAGAGATAGTTTCTTCGGAAGTAAAAGTGCCTGTTCTAGATCCTAAATATAAGAATTTTAGTGCATAATTGACACCGATAATTGTTGCTGTTGCACCAGAAGTTACTCCAGTAACGATTTGACCTTGATTAAAATTCCCTCCAGACAAAGTATGATAACTTAATTTTTTAATATATAGAGTTTCATTTTCAGAGAAATGATTATTTTGATTTGTATAATTAATTCTAACACTCTGAACAAGATCATCAGCAGCTACAGCACTTGGTGATCCTCCATCATCAGAAATGTTTGTATTTCCATGTATTAATAATACTGTATTAATATTATTAATAAATGGAGTTGCGGAAGGTGTAAATGTTGCAGTATATCTTACTATATTAGATACCCTTATTTCATCCAAATATCCATTAAATTGATATTGATTTACATAAGTATCATCATATCCAATCATTAACCCTGAAGCGTTTGCCGATGCAGAGGAAATTCCAGTATGAACTAACGTTCCATTTACAAACGATTTAATTGTTGATCCTGTTCTAGACCAAGCAACATGAGTCCATTGTCCTACTTGTACAGTAGGTCCCGTGGATTGTTGATTAATCGTATCCCCATCATATGAAATTAAATATAATGTACTTCCACTCTTACTAAGACCCCAATAGAAATTTGGACCTCCAGTTAAAGAAAATACCATAGAGTATGTTCCTGCTGGGAGAGATGGTAGATATAACCATGTCTCTAATGTATAATTGCCAAAATTAAAATCGGATGCATTTGTAACTGTTAGATAATCTCCATCTCCATCAAAATATACGGATCCTCCATCAAATTTAGATTCGGTTGTAGATGCAGTAACATTTCCAGCGGTAACAATAGTTTTTGCTGTTCTAAAATTATACGCATAATCCATTAAAATATTTTCTGCATTTTCATACGCAACAAAATTAATTTCATATTTTTCAGAATCATCATCCATATTAGTAACTTCTATTAAAGATTTACTAATATCATCAACAACTGCATTTGGTTTTAATGGATTAATTATTCTAGTGAAAAGTAGTCCTGTAAAAGTGCTTGGATCACTAATAGAAATTGAAGACACAAATTGATTGGGGTTAAAAGGATCAATGTATGGCGCTATACCAATAACTTTTGCGATTATTTCAGATCCAGCACTATAAATAAAGTCATTCAATTTAATATTAAGTAGGCCAGATGGATTTCTGTACGTACCTGAAGTTTTACTAATAACAATTTTATTAGTCGGAACATCATTTGTTAAATTAATTTCTTCAATTACTGCAGTATCTCCAGCAACATTTGTAATTGATTCTTGGAATCTGAATATGTTTTGATTTGTAACGATAACTTGACTTGACAATGTAGCATTCAATCCTGTAGCTGCAACTATTAAAACTTCATCAATTTGGAATCCAGTGCCGCTAATATTAAATACAGTAATTATATTAGTAGTTGATTTAATGACAATTGCGGTTGTATTTGATGTAAGACCTCTAATTGTATTACCTAGTTCTGGTAAAATACCAGATGTATTTCTAATAGTTAAATCTGTAGATGTTAAAAATTGTACCGTTACTGTTGCATAACTAATTTTTGTTGGCGCAGGAGGTGGTTCTGAAAAAACAATATTACCCTGCTGAATTTCGAATGCAGATTTTGGTGGTTGTACTATTCCATTAATAGTAATTAAAAATTGACTTGCATCTGCTACAACTGGACTTCCATCAATTGTTATTGGGAATGAAATTCTTTCTCCATCAAATAAATTAGCGATATCATCTAATCTCTGAACAACAGAGGTCAAAATTTCTTCGGATGATGTCAATCTCTTATTTCTAAATAATATTTGTGTGTTATCAAAATCAGAATAGATTGGTTCAACAATTGCATAATTTTTAATAACGTCAACTACAGAGCTTTCAATTAAATTAACACTCTTGCTCAATTCAAAATCTGTCTTATCGGACAATCCTTTGCCGCCGCCTTCAAGAGCAATTTCTCCAAATACTTTAAATCCAGCAGGATGAACATTATCAATAACCGTATTTCTCCACATTTCAATTGAAACTGGCGATTTAATATTGTATGAGAATTGTTGATATAAGTAAGAGTCTTGAATTTTTTGGACGATTTCACTTGGTTTGCCAACATCATCCAAGAATTTACCTACAGTATTTGTAATTGAATTAACTTCAAGAACTCCTTTTGCAATACTAATGTTTTCAATGGTTCCATTTGCTTTTGAAATTAAACCCGTAACAGATTGTCCTACTTCAAATGTACCTTGAACATCAATGAGTTTTAATAAACGTGGTCCCGTTTGCCAACCCTCATTTACCGAAACATATCCAGTCGCAGATGAATTATTAATTGATTCGCCCTGAAATACTAATTCTTTGGATAAAAATCTTCCAGTTTCTACGATTGCTTCTGCCGATCCACCAAATGATGATGTCAAAATAATTTGTCTTCCAGTTCCACCATTAATAAATGTAATATAATTACCACTAATTGCATCTTGTTGTGTTAATGCAATTCTTAATTGATCATCTTGCAATCCATTACTTTGACCGCTAATTGCATAGTAAATTTGTGTTGGTGAAAGATATCCAAATGATGTAAGAGGAAATTCTGGACGCGGGCCAAGACTTTCATTTTGGAATTGTACTTCAACGGCATTTGTAATTCCATGAGGGAAAGCAAATTGGAAAAGCCCCAAGTCTAAATTAACTACGTAAGTAAATGAAGATTTTAACGTTATAATTGGTGGAGTAGAATATCCTGTTCCTGGATTTTTAACTAAAATGTCACTAATTCTTCCGTTCTTGATAATTGCTTCCGCAGATGCTCCTGTTCCACCACCACCAGTAATCAAAACCTCTGGAGGAGTAGTATATCCAGTACCAGGATCAATAATTTTAATAGAGCTCAATATACTAGTATTGCTTAACTGAACATTGACTGGGAATGTAATTTCTGGACGAAGAGTATAATCATGAGTATAATTAAAACCAAAATTATTATTTTTTAATTTTTTAATTTTACCAATATTGTCTCCACGAGTAAAGATTGCTGCCCCGCTCCCTTTTGGGGGAATTACAACATTTAAAACTGCTCCAGATCCAGTAAGTAGAGGACCTAGAATACCGTCAATTCCATCCACATCAATAGAAGCATTTGTATATCCTTTACCTGGATCGGTCACAGTAACCTCAACAATTTGTCCAGCAGGATCGGTCGTTCCATCTACTATCAAAGATACTTTTCCTCCAGCACCATCACCCAAAATAGGAACACCAAAATATTCACCAGCCTCATATTCTGTTCCTGGTTCCACTATTTCAACTCTTTCAATTTTTCTGCTCGATTCAATATCCGAAATTAATGGTAGTTTTTTATAAAAACCTCCACCATTAACTAATTTAATTTTTGCAATTGGACCTACAGTTTTTGTTGATGTTGTTGAATAATAAGATGTCAAAACATTTGCTGTTTTTTCTGGTTCAAATGGTATAATAAATTTAAATTTATTTGGACCTTGAGTAATACTTCCTCCATCTAAATCAGTAACTGTATATGTTCCGATATATGGACTTGTAATTACATCAATATAAGAAGAGGTATTTACGGGTCCATCTTCACCTAAGTTTGATGGATCTGCGTAGTATGTAATGTTAGAAGCATCTTCTGTTATTTTAAATGATATGAATGGAGAGTTTCCTGGTTCATCAAATCCTGGTGTTCCCTTTCGAGTAATATTTTTGAATGTATATTCAATTTTATATAAATTATCTCTATAGAAAGACAAATAATGACCCTGCATACTAGTATGAGCAGTATCAAATGTATATTGTTGTCCGTAAATAAATTTGAATATTGGATTTTTTACAAATATCTTTAAAGTTGAACTTCCTAAAGATGATGTTGGCACATCTCTAAGTTTCAATAAAAATTCTTTTTTCGAAATAATTGAATAAATATCAAAAGTTCCGATCAAAGGACTATATGTTGGATTAGTGGATGCAAATACAACATTCTCATTTGTTAAATAATGGGAAGTTGTAGATCTAATGAACATCAATTCTGTATTTAAAATCGTCGTCAAGGTTAATACTTTAGTTAAATTTGTAACCAAGCTAATTTGAGTAACTGCTGTTAATCCAGTTATGACTGCAAGAGTTTTTGTCTGGTTAAATGATATTTGATTGCTGTTAATTGTAACTACTGATCCCACAACATACGCAGATCCAGGTAAAGTAGCATCTATTCTAATTAGATAATCATCTTCCGAATAATCTTTGAATTTTGCTGATACCGATCCTGGAATATTAAAATCAAATGTTCCTGGAGTAGTTGCATTAACATTTGCGAATGTATATGCTTTAATTTCATTAATAAAAAAATCTGATGCTTCCAAAGAACCTGTGTTTAATAAAAAAGTACCAGTAATATCACCAACAGAAATGGTATTATTAACTAAATCTTTCTCCAAAATTCTTGCTACGGCAACAGTGGCACCCAAAGAATTTTTTTGTTTTATAATAGTATTGGTATTAAAATCAAAACTTTGATTAATCGTTAATTTCTTAACATTATCTGCCTTTTCAACATTAAAATAATTGAAAAAGAATTTATTTAATACTGTACTACTAACTTTTACCTTAGATGCACCAACAGCTGGGATGGTAGCAGTTCTACTAGACCACAAATCATAATAGTTTGTAATAGTTGCGTAATTAATACCCAATCCCGAAGAAACGATATTGAAATCTAAAATTTGGAATCCCTCAGAACCAAGAATATAATCTGTTTGGATAGTTGCAACATCTTGTTCGGAAGATGTCAAACTATAAGAAGATCTATTTAAAATTATATTATTATTTGGTAATGTTATATTACCCGTTCTTACAGTATCTAGATTATTATCTGTTTTAAATACAAATCCATTTGGAGTGCTATAATTGACTATACCATGAGCAGTAGATGGTAAAACACCAGAAGTATTATAGTTGCTTAGACGTAACTCATCCACTCTCATAGGATTAGAAAAAGAACCGGTGGTGCTTCCAAAATCAATTTGAGTTGGATTAATATTGGTAGAACTTGTAACCTGTAAATATTGAGTGCCGTTAACATATACCGTATAAGTTGCAATTGTATTAGCAAATGATTTTGTTAGTGCAATATGCGTATATCCAGCATTCATTAATGTAGTGACATCAGTTTGAGTACTCGAAGATGGAGCAGAGCCATTTATTTGTGCTCTAATTTTTCCGTAGTTTGCTCCAGTTGTACTATTGATTTCAATAATTAAAGTGTCAGTATTACTAGTAATATTGATCAAATGTGGATCTTTTGTAGTAGTTGTTGAAGTATATTTGAACCAACCCTCTAAAGTCCAAGATGAAGAAGTGATAGTTGTAGTACCACTCATTTTAGCGCTAAGTGGAATA